TATTTCTTCATAGTACTTGGACTTTTGCCCGTCCAAATGGCTTCTAGCGCTGGCAACTTGCTCTTTTAACGCTAGTTTTTTTCTTTTTATATCTACCTCATCATCTTCATCTTCATTGTAAGAAAATGAATCTTGCATGAGAAAACTTATTTCTTCTAAACTTAAATGTGGTTTTGTTTGTTTGTAATATTCAAGCAAAACTTCTGTGTCATCTAATTTATTATAATCTTGATTAAGCTTTACGTAATCACTAATATCACCGCCAGTCTCTTCCATAAAGTCTACTAACTTTTGTATATTTTCTGGTAACGGTTTACCGGTTGCTTCAGCTTCTGCAACAGCTTCTTCAACTTTTTCTTCAACTTCAGCTACTACTTCTTTTTCTTCTGCTGATTCTTCTGTTACTTCTTCTAATACTGCTGTTTGCTCTTGTGTTTCTGTTTCCGGTTGTACTTCTTCTTGTTTTTCTGTGGGCTCGGTGTTTTCAACGAGTTCAACCACTCCGCTGTCGTCAGCGTTATTTTCTTTAGTTTCATTTTCTATTGGTGTTCTTAAATCAACGACATAATCACCGTCTTCATTAATATTTGGTTTTTTAGTTTCTTCAACTTGTTCAGTTGTTTCTTGTGTAGTTTCTTCAACTACGTTTTCTTTATTTTCTTCCATAATATAATATAATAATAATTAATAAATTTTATCTAGGTTCAAAACCACCTAAATTAAAACCTCCGCCTAGTATATCATTACCTGCAGACTCAAAGTTTTTAGGTGGTCTACCTGTCTTTCTTTGCTCAATCATCTCACTTTGTTGTGATGCTTGAATTTTTGTTCTTTCGTCTTTACGATCTTCTTTTTCTTTTTCTCTATTTTTTAAGCCTTGAACGTCAGCTTGTTTTAACTGCAAGTTATACTGAAACTCTAAAGCCATTAGTTCTTTTTTAAGATTTACTTCTTGCATCATTTTTTGAGCTTCTATTTCAGCTTTAACTTGATGCAATTTAGCTTCGTTTTCTAACAACACTTGGTTTTTTTGTATTTCTAATTGTGCAGCTGTTTGGGCTGATTGTGTGTTAGACTGCGTTTGAGCTTGTATATTTTGCATTTGAAGTTGCTTATCAGCTTCTTCTTTCTTTTTTCTACGTATTTTTAAAAGTTTATTTGCTAATTTTATGTTCTTTATTTCTCTTAAATCAATAGCATCTTCAATATTTATATTTTTTTGCTGTATAGCCATTTGTATATTATTTTCTAACATAGCCTTTTCTTCTTCATCAGGCTGTAATTCTATAAATATACCAAAGTCATAAAGATATAATTCTTTCATTTCATTTAAAGTTGCCACGTTATGCGAGCCTATAGCTTGTATAAAAGCATCTGCTGTTGGAGAATATTCTAATATATCCGATATTCTAAGTGACAGCTGCTCTGCGGTTTCAGCTGTTAAAAATAAACCAGCTTGTAATATATGTCTAGTAGCTGTATTAGAATTAGCCGCTGCTAATTTTTGTACACCTACTAAAGCGTTTTTATCTGGAGTACTACCATCTCTTGCTTCATTTAATCCGGTTACATCTCTTATCATTTGTAAATAATAATTATAAGTACCTATTAAACTTTGTAGTTTAGCACCGCCACTACTAGACTGTAGTTCTTGTATTGGCACTTTTCCAGGATTTAAATCTCCTTCACTAGTAAACGATCTACCAATTATACTTCCAGTTTGAAAAAACATATTTAAAGCTTCTTGTGGATTATAGTTTGTGCCATTGCCTAAATCTATTTCAGCTAAACCATCCGCATCTAAATAAACACCATCAGGAACTATACGCGACATAACTTGCTGTAGCTTTAAATGAGTAAGCTGTATCATATCAGCAAAACCAGTAATACGTTTTACCAAGCTTTCTATTTTACCATCGTACATTCTAGGAGCTACTATGGCATAGTTCATCTTAACTTTTGTAAAATCACTTTTTGGCCTCATCATATTTGATGCCATTTCCCATTTTAATAGTTTGTTAGTACCTAGTATTAAAGCACCCTCATAAAGAGTTTCTATAGATCTCAATAATCTATTATAAGTACCTTCTTTATTTTCAGGTGGATTAAAATTATCATCTTTAGGTATTACTTTTTCAGCACCAGTACCTGTTTCTTTTATTTTGTAAACCTCATTCATATATGTTTTATAATTAAAATATAAAACTTGAATAGTGTTAGTATCTTCTTTTTTAGCAGAATATCTAGTGTTATAATTATTTCTGTTATAACTTTTGTTTTTCATTATATCTTCAAGCTCTTCTTCTGTTAAATGAGGAAATTGTTTTGCTAATTCATTTACCGGTATAGATTTAACTTCACCAACGTAATATATGTCATCAAAATAAGGGGAGTCTGTATAAGAATAAACTAAGTCTGCAGGATCTACATACTTTATGGTTGCACCTTCTGAAGTTGTAAAATCAGTTTTTACAGCACCAATACCTAATACAGTTAAATCATAATAAAATCTTTTCTTAATCAACTCGTATTTATTACCTTCAAATAAAACTCTTAAAGCTTGCTCTTCCGCTAGTTCTACTGCTTGTTTGTAATCTAACTGCATGTGTAATCCTAATTCTTCATCGTTTTCTGGTAAAACACCAATAGTGCTTTCTCTTAAATCAAGACCTAGCGCTTCGTTTATTTCATTATCAAAAGCTTGCATACGCATATCTCCTAATATAGACTCCATGTATTTAGTTCTTTTGTCTACGCCGCTTGGATCTTGAGAATACGCTTTAACATCGTATAGTCTTTCAGATATACCATTAACAACTATATCTACAAACTTAGGTATAATAGGTACAGGTGTCCAGTCTAAATTTAAATAGGACAAATCACCATTTATAGATAACTCATCCTTATACTTTTGTATTGACTGTTCGCCTCTAGCGTATAGTCTTAAATTATGAAAATCATTTACATTAGTTCTGTATTTATTAACGCTCTTGTCTTCATTAAACCACTCTGTTTCTATAGCTTTAGCTACTTTCAAACCATAGTCATAGCTAAGCTTTTCAGCATCGCTTACCGTTTGACTTGGAAAATAACTTTTAGTGCCAGAATATGCCATATTTATTTTATTATTTGTGAATTATTTCCTGTATTGTTATACCTAGAAATATTTATGTTTAATTTTGGTTTTGAAATTTTTGCATTTGGTCTATATAAGTGTCTATTATTAGCCATTATAGCTAAGCCACTACTTATAGTTGCATCAAACTTTGTTCTTTTGTTTATATCAAACTTAGCCCAATCATTTAGCAATTCGTTAAAATACAAATCACCAAAACCACCGTCTTGCTTCATACCTACGTGATCTTGTATATACATCTCAATTGCAGCTGCATGAGCTTGTTTTATATCTTCACTTGAGTTTGGTATACCACCTATTTCTTTTTCTGCTACAGATAATTTATTCCAAACTTTATCAGGTCTATTCATACTAAAACCTCTATATCCTCTACGTCTTAAATAGTACAAAAGCCTAGGCTTGTTGTTCTCTGCAAGTATTGGCATACCATAAAATACTAATGCCATTAATACATCTTCAAAAAATATTTCTGCCGTAGGTGGTCTTGACAAGTATTCTAAAAAGAAGCTGTTCGCAGGAGCGTCCTCCATACTAAACCTGGTTAAGCCGTGTAATGCTCCTTTAGATCCTTTCCCATCTACGGTTCCTGATATATCATAAGAGTCGCAACCAAACGCTCCCATGTGTTCATTACCAGGATATTTAATACCATTTTTCAAAACCACTCTATTTTGTAATTGCTGAGGTGGTACCCAACTAACTTTAAATCTACCTTTTGGATCTGGATAAAATATTACCTGTGAATCTTTAACACCATTTACCCATTGAAAATTACCAATAGTAATGCCTAGTGTTCTAGACATTTCTTCATTGTAGTCTATTTGCTCGTATATTTTTACTAAATTAAATATACTGTTTTTTGTTTCATCTCTAAACGCATGTTCTTCAGTTCTTGGAAATTGTCTGTAAAACTCGTTTAAAGCGTCTTGATCTCCTTTTAATCCTTCAGCTTCGTTTTGCCAGTGATCTATTACGCCTATATCTATTAGTTCACCATCTGGGGCAAACACGTCGATGTCAGGACTAGTGAATACTGGAACTCCATACTCGTCAATAAATCCTTCGTAGTTCCATTCCATTGGGATAAACAAAGAATATAAACCAGATTTTGTTTGACCATTTCTATTTCTTTTAGTGACATCTGATGCATTGTATAGTTTTTTAAAGTTATCCCCACCTTTATCAAGTGCGTTTGAAGTTGAGCCCATCATACATTTACCTACTATTCTACTACCTAATCGTAAGCATGTTTTTGTAACCCTCCAGTTGTTTAATATATTATCAGGTCTTTCCCATTTACCACTTTCATCATGTACTAACAAGGCTAGCTTTTCACCATCATAACTATTATCACCGGTATTTTTCCAGTCTATAGTTGTGTCTAAACCTTGTATGTCTTCTAGCTGCTCGTTAGCTGTAATCTTTTTTCTTGTAAACTTACTAGCTGGTACTCTGTAAGCAAGTTCAGATTTTGGTCGATCCATACCATCTTGAATCGGTTTAAAGAAAAACGGATAGTTAATACTAATAGGTACAACTTTATCAGTAAACATTTTTTTAGCATCAGCACCTGTTTTAGATAGTATACCATATCTACTATCACTTGAAATAGTAGCTAAATTAACTGTTTCTGCAGATGACATAAACGAAAACCCTGATCTTCTGTTCTTTAGGTAGCACATACCGTAACATCTTTTATCAGCTTTGCAAGCTTCCCAAAATATAAAAAACAAACGATTTGCCTCTCTAAAATCAGGTGCGCCTACATCTATTTTGCTCCATTGAAGATACATATAATGTGCGCCTGTTATATATGTCGGTTTATTATTATTCATAAACCAAAAGCCTTCTTCTCTTCTTTTAAACTCTTCGTCTATATAATCATACCATTTTTCTTTTTGATCTTCTGGGTATGCTCTCCAATCAAATATATTTTTAAGTGTTGATAGTTCTTTAGGATACTCTAGTTTTTGCCATTTATTTACTTTGTTGGTGTGCACGTGCATTGGCAGCAACGGCAAAGCAATGTGCAAACCTTGAATCTCAAGTATTTCCCCAATTTTTCCAGTTTTAGAGATAACCACGATATCATGTTCTTTATTGTATCCATATTTCCATTTTTTAGATTTGTTAAGCCGACTAATAGTCGTGCGTTTAATAGGTTCTATTATTTTAACTAAACTTTGCTCGTACATTACTTAGATCTGCCTTCTG